CCTTGTCCACCACTATATCCTTGAGGTTCAGGTTCAATACTAGTTGTTGGTATGTTAGGAGGGTTTACAACAGAGTTATTTTGATTGTAATTCATCCACCAAGGTGTTTGTTGTCCTCCGCCATATTGAGTACCAGAAGTATTAATAGTTTGACCAAAATTATAAGGATCATAATAAGTATTATTTCCTGTCTGATAAGGATTATTATTCATAGCAAACATATTACTTGAATCGTAACCAGTAGGAGCTCCCCAAGTAGGAGTACCTGTAGGACCATAGCCTCCGGGACGTTCTACCAAACCTCCACTATCTTTATTCATAGGAAGAAAACTTTCTTGATCTGTAAGCTCTCCTTGATCCATAGAAAAAGGAGAATTAAAAGCGTTTCCTATATTCCAGTTTGTATTAAAAAATCCTGCCATCTTATTCCTTTAAGTTAAGTTTTGAGCAATATTACAATACATCTTAGTTCCGTCAGATACACATTTTAGTAAATCTACTTTGTTAGCACCTGAAGTTATTGTTGGATTATGACCACCTATAAATGAAAAGTCTGTACTAAAAGCAATATCGTAAGCTCCAGTATTTTTTATTAAGAAAGCAGCTTCTACTCCCGCTGTCATATTAGATAGATTAAGTGCGTGATTACCTTGCACACTAACAATAAAGACATTAGAGTTAAGACAATTAACTGTCTGTGCTGATGATAATGTTATAGTCTCAGCAGCCGTAGGATGAGCTTTAGTGAACGTTTGTGGTGAAGCTAACGTAGCTACTGCCTCGCCATCAATAACCGCTGAAACAGCCGTAAATGCGTTAGCAGAGAAATTCTCTGAAGCACTTCCGTTTGCGTCTGCTTTAGAATTTAAAGCTGTTCTAACTGCTGTAAACTCAGTATTAAAGTCTGTGCCTGAAATTATCTTTCCTGCGTCTGAATCTGGTAGGGCATCTTTTCCAGACCAGCCTACCGCTATTGTATAATTACTCATAATATTTTGCCCTGTTTAAATAATAATGATAATGATTGTAATGATGCTTTGTAACCTTTAGTTACTGCGTCCCATTCTAATCTTATGTATTTAGCACTACCTGCTAATGGTATTGAACGCTCTTTAAAGCCGTGTAATGGAGCATACTTAGACGCAGCTGGATGTGTTGCTGCATTATGTGTATGTCCTGAAATTGGTCCGTATTTAGCAAAGGTTGCTCCCCAGTATGAAGGCTCTCCGCTTAAAGTAGGATTAAGTTTAAATGTAGGCGTTATTTTAGGAGTCATTTCAAAGTCTTTATATAACCTAATTCCTACGTCTGTTCCTTGACCACCAGCTACAACCATTACTAATCTTTTAAGTATAGAAGACTGAACACCTTGTCCTAAATCAATCCACACAGTTGAAAAATTAACTGTATAGCTATTATAAGTATAAACACTAGAACCACTATAATCTACATCAAAATATCCTTCATAAGTAGCAACTCTTCCTGACTGTTGTCCTACTAAAAGACCATAAGTTTCAGTATAAGCTAAACTTGCTGGTTCTCTATTATCTGTAAAGTTCCACTTAGATATTCTTGGTGTTTCTTTTTCAGTTTTAAATGTAGTATCAAAGACATATGTAACATTACGATCTACAAAAGATAATAAATAAAGTCCTTCATTAAGCATAAATGCAGATTTAACATTTGTACTTCCATTAATGTTAGCTATTAATTCGTCTTTAATAGTTACAGATTTTTCTGTTAGAGGTAATTTATCTAACTGTGCAGTTCTGTATAAAGATCTAACACCAGTATCAGATAGGAAATATAGATCATCTCCAATAGATTGTATAGAATCTCTTGAAACACATCCTATTCCTTGTATAACTTCATCTAAAGCTATGCTTCCTATTATATCAGGACTATTATAAATAGCTATGTTTTCTTTACCAAATATTGCTAATTTACCAGCAAAGGCCTCTATAGCTACAATTTCATCTTGACCCCATACAGATTTTAAATCTATAATGCCGCCAGTATCTGAAGTTGCCCATAATGTAGGTTCTAATAATTTAGAATAATATAAAACATCATTCTCTTCACTAATTCCTCCAGCCCAAGCTCTACCATAAAAACCCAGCATACAACTAGGGTTAAAATTAGATACTCCGGGAGGAGCTGAATAACCTGTAACATCTTTTATTTTAGCCCAACCAGTAGCGGTTTTATAAATTAAACAATCTGAACTAGCTTGCGCTGCTAATAAATCATCATTAAAGTTTCTAAATTGCCAATTTGAACTAGATGCACCAGTAGCAAAAGCATTGGTCCAAGAATCATCTTTATCGCTTAAATCAATTTCGTAAATATTACTACCTACACCACCAAATATTTTTTTAGCTGACCCAACAGTATGTTCTACCATAGATCCTACTTTAGCACCGCCATTTAATGTACCTTGTTTTAAACCTTTACGAAAAGCTACTTTACCACCTTCTGTGTAGACAATATTATCTGCTTTAATAAACCAGTTAGGGCCTAATGATGTTGCAGCTGTTTGCGTGTCTAATCCGTTGACACCAATAGTGTCTAAAGATGCAGCTTGTATTTGTTGGGCTTCTAGTGCCATTTAGACAACCACCCAGTCTTGTTCATAAATCATATTACCAGCGTCTAGTTGTACTGCAATGTTTAAAGAGTCTCTAGCTTCTGCTGCAACAGCACTTGATAGACTTCCTCCATCTTCACCACGTTCTGATATTGCACGAGCCCAAGCACCTAAGATTACTGCTTGTGAAGGCACTCTAAGTACCTGTGCTGCTGTTTTTAATTCTTTTTGAGCTCCTACTATGTTTACGGATATAATCTGCTCAGAAATAGGAACAGGATATAAATCAATATTAAAATCAGGTTCTCGATCTGTGCTTGCTTGAGAGATACCATTAAAGGCATAATAAGTAGGAAGACCACTAACTTTGTTTGTCAGAGGAAATACTTGTTCGTTGATCCAGTCATTAGGTACTTGCTCTAATACTTGTCCTGTATTTTGACATATAACATCTAATACTTTAAAAGTTACACCCGCACCTCTTGTAGCATCACCTAAAGTGTACTGCATATTATCTGCGGCTGTTTTAATGTTAAATGTTTCTCTTAGAGCGTTCCAGTCGTGATACGACTCTACATTCTTTTTAGAATCATTAACTAATTCACCTATTAATTTCTGATAGTCTGATACAGACACAGAGTCATATAAGTTTCCTGACCAGTCTGAATCTATAGTGTCTTCTCTTAATCTTCTTAAAACACTATTAATAACTTCTCTATATGTCATTTATTTCCCCTTAGCTAATTGAGCACCAAAGTAAAACTCTATAATCATTGTAGCCCATCCAAAGATTTCGTCCATTTTTAATACTGAACCTGCTTGTATTGTAACGTAGTCTACTACATCAGGTGTAATTTGAAAACCAAGAATACTAAAACCTTCTATTATTGTTGGTATAACTGTAGGCACATCAAACCATACTGGTGCTACTTGTGTAAATATAATAAGAGCTAGTATGACAAAGATAATTACTCTTCTGTTAAGTGCAGCCATAGGGCTCTCTTTATCTGCTCTGTCTCTAGCTTGATTGATAGAATCATTCCTTACCTGTAGATTCTGTATCATTAACTTTTGATTTTCTGCTGCAGCTTGGCTTTTTAAAGCAAATAACTTTGCAACAAAACCTAAAAGTATAGGTGCTATATTTGTTATAAACCCTATCACGATAGACTCAACAATAGTAGGTAATATTCCATTGGTGCTATGTTTGTTATAAATCCTATCATACTAATTTAATTGCCTCTAAAATTCCTATGTGTGTAATAATGTACCAAGCAAATGCTCCGTATATTCCCCATTTAATCTGCATTAAAGAATTGTTTATTTTCTGTATGCATTTATTAGTATCATTAACTTCACTAAATAATTTAGCTATTTGAAAATCTTGTTTATCACTTATAGTTTCCAATCTTGAAACTCTAACTTCATAATCTAACATTAAGAGCTCCTAACTTTATTCTGTGCTGCCTTACTTAAATCTTTAAGGTGAAATAACTTAACAC